TGAATCTTGGGGCGTTGAATATCAAAATGCAAACGTTGATATAACAGGTTTTGGTTTATCTACAAATCAAGGCGAAGAAACTATTAATGCTGAAGTCAATGAAGGTTGGGGAAGACTAACCTGGAATGAAGAAGCATGGGGAATTGGTGGTGATGTAATTGCTACCGGTCAAGAATTATCTACAAATTTAGGAACTCCAACTATTAATGCAGAAGTAAATATTGGTTGGGGCTCTGATACCTGGGGCTATGAAACTTGGGGTATATCAGGTTTAACTGTTGATTTAACAGGAATAGGTTTAACAGCTACCTTAGACAATTTAACTATTAACGCTGATGGTCAAGTTGACTTAACTGGAGAAGAAATGACTTCAGTTGTTGGTGATGCTTTAGGATCAGCAACTGTAGATGCACCAGTTACAGGTTTACCAATTACAGCAACGCTTCAATATCAAGAAGCGATTGTAGATCCAACAGGACAAGAATTAACAGCTAATGATGGCACAGCTGATTTAGATGCAAACACAATAGCAGAAGTATCAGCTACATCAGCTTCTACATGGGGATATAAATCTGCATGGGGATTTGGTGTGTATGGTAATCAACAAATTACTACACTTGCAATGGCAGCGCAGGAAAATAACGTTGATCCTGCACCGGACGCTGAAGCTACCGGTCAAGCAATGGCCATGGTTCAAGGTGAAGAAACGGTTACTGGAGATGCTAATGTAGATGTAACAGGTGAGGCTATGACTGCAAATCAAGGTCAAGCTGAATTAGACGCAGTAACTTTTGTTGCTGTTACTGGTCAAGAAATGACTATGCAAGAAGGTGATGAAACAGTCACTGGAAATGCTAATGTATTAGTGTCAGGAAATGCCTTGACAATGGCTTCAGGAAGCCTTAGAACGTTAATATGGAACCAAGTAAATACTGGCACAGCACCAGTTGTTCCACCAGGTTGGCAAGAAGTTGACACCGCTGCTTAAAAATAATATATTGACTTTAAAGTCAAAATTTATAAAATTTAAATAATTGGAGATAAAAAATTATGGCAAACTCAACATCAGCTAATTTAAAATTAACTGTACAAGCTACTGGTGAAAATTCAGGAACTTGGGGTCAAATTACAAATACAAACTTATTAATTTTAGAACAAGCAATCGGTGGTTACTCTTCTATTGCAGTTACTTCTGGCGCAACTTTAGTTTATTCAAACGGTGCTTTATCAAATGGTAAAGATGCAGTAATTAAATTAACAGGAACAATTGCAGGTGCAATTAACGTAGTTGTTCCAGATTCAGTTGAAAAAACTTACATAATTCAAAACTCAACAATAGGTGCATTTACTGTAACTGTTAAAACTACTTCAGGAACTGGAGTAACCTGGGCAGCAACAGACAAAGGTACTAAAATGGTTTACTCTGATGGTACTAATGTTGTTGATACAGCTTTCACAGATTTATCTTCAGACATTACTCCACAATTATCTGGAGTACTAGATACAAATGGAAATGATATTATTGTTGATGACGCTGGTGCAATTGAAGATGATTCAAACAATCCATATATTAGATTTCAAAAAACAGCTTCAGCTGTTAACTACATTGACGTAACTAACCAAGCAACAGGTTCAGGTCCAGCAATTGATGCTGTTGGTTCTGATTCAAATATTGATTTAAATATTTCTCCAAAAGGAATTGGAAGAGTTGTTTTAGGTGCAGGTAAAATTCAACAATTAGCAGAAAAAGTTACTACAGAAGCAACTGCTGCTACAGGCACAGTTAACTATGATGTAATTACTCAAGCTGTATGGAATTTTTCATCTGATGCTTCAGGAAACTGGACATTAAATATTAGAGGTGATGGATCAAATACTTTAAATAGCATTATGGATACTGGTGAATCAATCACAGTAGCTCACATTGTTACACAAGGTGTAACACCTTATTACAATTCAGCTGTTCAAGTTGATGGTAGCTCAGTAACGCCAGTATGGCAAGGTGGAGCAGCGCCGACAGCAGGTAATGCTAGTAGTAAAGATGTTTATACATACACAGTTGTTAAAACTGGTGACGCAACATTTACAGTTTTAGCATCGCAAACACAGTTTGCATAATAGGAGGAATATAGAAAGATGCCAATATTAGGTTCATTTGGAGCTGGATCAGCTAAAGGTTTTGGAAAAACTACCGGTGTTTCTGTATCAGCAGAATTTGATTATTTAGTTATTGCTGGTGGTGGAGGTGCTACTGGACAAATTGCTGGTGGCGGTGGAGCCGGTGGTTATAGAACTTCTTTTCCAGGTGGAACAAAAATAGAATTAACAGGTGGTGACACAATTACAGTAGGAGCTGGTGGAGCACGTACGGTTACATCTCCAACTCAAGCTGGTATTCTTGCAGGTAAAGGTGGCGATTCAATTGCAGGAGATATTACTTCTGCTGGTGGTGGTACACAGAATGGAGATAATGCTTACGGACCACCTAACGCGTCTCCAGATAACCTTGCAGTTAGAAGCGGTGGTAGTGGAGCAGGTGGCGGTCATCAATATTCATGGCCAGTAGGGCTTGGAAACGTACCTCCAACAAGTCCCCCACAAGGAAATCCCGCAGGACCAGGAAATGGTACTTGGGGAGGATCAGGTGGCGGTGGAGCTGGTGGAGCCGGATCAAGTTCAGGAAGTAATGCTTACAGTAGCCCGGGTGGCGCTGGTGGAGCTGGTTTATCAAGTTCAATTACAGGATCATCTGTCGGTAGAGCTGGCGGTGGTGGCGGTGGAGCATTCGTAGCAGGTGGTAGCGGTGGACCTGCTTCATCAGGTGGTGGTCCTGGCGGTAGTTCACCTGGCGGAACTGGATCAGCTGGAACTGCAAATACAGGTGGTGGCGCTGGCGGTGGTTCAGGAGATTCTCCAACCCCAGGTCCAACTAATAATGGTGGAAGTGGAATTGTAGTATTACGTATACCTACTTCAGATGCTCCAGCAAATATCGGAGTTTCTCCAGGAACAAATACTGTGACTATTGATGGCTCTGACACAGTTTTAACATTTACAGTAACGGGAACATTGGAATTATAATGGCACATTTTGCAGAAATAGATTCAAACAATAAAGTTTTAAGAGTGGTAGTTGCTTGTAATCAAGACATAGCTAATAATGGTGGTGAGCAATCTGAACAAGCTGCTAAACATTTTGAAACTGTCTGTCCATTATCAGATAATGGTGTAAAATGGGTTCAAACTTCTTACAATCATAATTTTAGAAAAACCTTTGCTGGTTATGGAATGACCTATGATGCTGTAAAAGATAAATTTTTAGAAAAACAACCTTTTCCATCATGGTCTTTAAATGATAACGATGATTGGGTTGCACCCGTTGCTTATCCGTCAATTATTTCAGAAGACATTCCAGATGTAGGGGAAGTTCGGTTTATAGAAATAAACTGGGATGAAAATAATCAAAAATGGACGGGTATAAAACTTAGACCCTCTGATGGTGCTTTATTAGATATAGAGTGGGATTCAAGCACAAGTTCTTGGTCTCTTATTTAAATATAACCTTGACAAAATATAAGAAATAAAGTAGACATAATATAAGAAATAAAGTAGACATACGTATAAGAAAGAGACTTATGCAAACTAAATATTCGTATTGGTATTTTCAAAAAGCCTTATCATTAAAATTTTGTGAACAAATAATTCAGTGTGGAAAAGAAGCCCACAAGATTCAAGCTAGTGTTGGCAAAAAGAAAAAAATGTCAAAAAAAGATTTAGAGAACACTAGAAATTGTAAAATTTCTTTTTTAAATCAACATTGGATATATAAAGAAATACAACCTTTTATTCATGCAGCAAACAAATCGGCTGGTTGGAATTTTGATTGGGATTTTACAGAAGAGTGTCAATTTACAGAATATTCTAAAGGTCATTTTTACCAATGGCATCAAGACGCATGGCCTGTACCCTATAGTGATACATCAAATAAAAACTTATTAGGAAAGAATAGAAAACTTTCTATGACTATTTCTCTTTCTGATCCTAAAGATTATAAAGGAGGTGAATTAGAATTTGATTTACGAGATAGAGTTGATGGAAAACCACATTACATTAAATGTAAAGAAATTTTACCTAAAGGCTCTATTGTTGTATTTCCTTCTTATGTTTGGCACAGAGTAAAACCGGTAACAAAAGGTGTTAGACATTCATTAGTAGCGTGGAACTGTGGAAAACCTTTTAAATAAAATGAATTTTAAAAAAGATAAATATTTAATTAAGAAAAATATTCTTTCAAAAGAAATATGTGATTTTATGTACCACTACTTTTTTCTAAGAGTAAAAGTTGCAGACACTTTATTTAAAACAACATACATTTCCAATAGCGACACAGATTGGGGTACGTGGGCAGATCCACAAGTACCTAATACTTTTTCTATTTACGGAGACATGGCTACTGAAACACTTCTTATGAAACTCAGACCTATAATGGAAAAAGCAACTAATTTAAAATTAGTTGAAACTTATTCATATGCTAGAGTTTATAAAAAAGGAGATGTTTTAAAAAAACATACAGATAGAAAAAGTTGCGATATATCGACAACATTAAATTTAGGTGGAGACGCTTGGCCTATTTTTTTAAAAGATACAAATAACAAAACTATTAAAGTAAATTTAAAACCAGGGGATATGTTAATTTATTC